AAACTCGTACAGCGGGCGGCGATAGTAGATCAGCAATTGCTGCGGGGACGTGTAGGAGGTACTCGTCGTCCAGACCGATGGGCTTGATCCCCCTGCTGTCCAATACAGCAGATAGTTCGCGCCGGTAATCGGCTTGTTCGTACTGTCAGCGGTATGACTCCGAATACACTTATAGATGACCGCATCGGTTCCCGTGACCACACTCTGCGTATTGACGGTCGCCAACGCAGGCCAGAGATAGAGGGATTGAGACCCAATCGCACGATCTACCGTAATCCGCACCGCAGAGGGATCACCCTGTTGAGTTTTATTCGTGATCGCCGCATAGGCTTCTTCGGTCAGCAATTGTACTGGCCAGTCCATCGCCTGGGCGTCACGATAGAGTACGCGGTCCGGTTCACGCAAATCCGAGGGAAACCCACTGCTCGACGTGTAGACGAATTGATTGGCCACCAGTGTCATCGCGGTAAACTTCTCAGCCCACAACCATTTCCCTGCCGCGTCCAGTTCACGAATCAGACTGTTGAGTTTGAGAATCCCATCCGCTTGCAATGAGGCCGACAAGACTTCCCCATCCGCTAAGATACCAATGTCTTTGTACGCCATCGCAATCAATTGATCGCGGGTGAGGTTCGCCGTAAAGGTCGCGCCGTAGGACATTAGACATTCCTCTTCGTCAGGTTCATCGCGTCAAGCCACTCCGACCCCATCGCCATTACTAAGGAATCGCCATAGAATTGTATAGCCGTGACGTACCCCATCGCCTTCGCCGTTTCCATGAGAGGAAAGAATTGTTGTGCAAAGGAGAGATACGCCCCTGTGGTGGTGAATGCCCGTTCCCCTACGTCAATTTCCAAATAGGCGGGATGGTCCACGCCGACGCCCGTAATGCCGGTCGCATACGCCGCCTGCCCGACATGGCAATCGAATCCAAAGATATGGAGCGAGGACATTCCTAACGCCATCGCAATCGTCATGGCGGAAATCGTGACACTCCCTCCCGCATTCAGGACCGTCTGTTTATCGGAGATGGCGTGCTCAAAGAGCGCCGGAAGATTCACACTGCCAGAAGGACAACTGTAACAATAGACGGCTTGATGCGCTTTCAACACATTGACCACCGCTTGCCCACACTGGGTCGCGGTAATACAGACGGTGCGAGGATGGATGTATTGCACGGAGAACGGCACATCCTCTGAGGCATCGAGCACGGCGAGATAGTCCGGCACAATCTCATGGTCTTGACACCAGGAGGCCATCCGCTCAATCGCCACAATCTTGGCCCCTAAGGATTGAAGCGTGCGAATTTTCTGAACTTGCTCATCGACCGAAGGCCCACCCCCAATAATCACCGCCTCATGGCCGCGCTCGCGCCCACGAATCGCACTGAAATCAGGGAGGCCCGACGCCAAGACCGCTTGGACATTCTCTCGTTGGAGTTTCACAGGGAACTTGTTATGGGTACGAAGTTCTGGCACACGTTGCGGATTCGCCCCCAAGGCATTCCACACATCCGTCGCCGCCATTGGCGCATAGTCTGTTTTCGCTCGTCGTTGACCGGTCGGCATCCAAAATGACGAAATCTGCTCGCTCAACATGACCGCCCGCCAGCCTTCGCATTGCAGGACATATTCCAAGGTTTCAGCGGTAAAATGGTAGACGTGCGCCGTCTGAAACATCCGTCGAATAGGGGTCGTATGAATCCCTGGCACGGCGATATAGAGGACCCCGGTGGGGGTCAACAGTTGTCGCATCTGATCCAGGACAGTCGATAGGTCGAGGCAATGCTCCAGCACATGATGCAAGATGACGAGATCCGCCGTGATGCCACGATCAATCAAGGTTTGGGCCGTACCGACTTCAAGGGGCAATCCATCGGACTGTCCGGTGAGAATGGCCGTGGGGTCATGGTCCACGCCATAACAGGTCATCCCGCGCTGGACAAAGGCCCGCAGCAATCCGCCCGTCCCACAGCCGACATCAATCACCGAGGTCGGCAGCACATCGTAGAACTCGCATGCGTGCAGGACGGTCTCCCCATTGGCGAGCGCCACCAACGGATCATGGTCGTCGTCGGTTTTGTAAATCTTGCGATATTCGAGTTCGTAAAATTCTTGATAGGAGGCCACTGTCATGCGCGGGCTGACATAGAGCAGTCCGCATGACGGACAGAGATTCGTCTGACAGGGCATGGCGTAACGGTCTTCACTCGCCACCATCTGGGGAGACGATGCCCCGCAATAACAGGGCACCGTCTCGACAGGATAGCGTCCAGACGCGACCTTATCGCAGACCTGTGCGGTCGTCACGCAGGTCTCAATAAAGCTCGCATCGAGAACGTGTGTGCTCATGCTAGGGGGCTACCAATCGGTCGTATTCGAGCACGATGAACCCCTGCGCTGGTGCGGCGGTGCCGCCTGATGCCGTCGTATTCTGAAACACAATGGGCAATCCCGTAGTCGCATTGGGTGAGATGAAGTACTTCCGCACGGCGGTGTTCGTGCCGGTGACGGAGAGGGCTGATCCCAGAATGGCGACGGCGGAGATGCTTTCATCCAACGAACCACGATAGCCCGTGGTGGCGACGGAACAGCCTAGGAGGAAGTTCACAGGCGCGGTGCTGTTGCCGATATCGACAATCGCCGTGGCATCCGCCACGTTGACGCGCAACTTCGCATCCTTCACCAACATGCTCTGAGAGAGCGAGAAGCCGGTCGGATAGACCACGCCAGAAAGCGAGGTCGTAAACGGCACATAGAGCCGTTGGGTGATCTGCTCAGGATCAATGCGCACGTTCTGATTGCTCTGGGTCAATCCCCGCATATACCGCGCCTGCCCAGTGGCGGTGAGCACCACGAAGTCATAGCTGGTCACGCTGGAATCGACAAAGAATCTCGCCACTCCATTGTTCAGGGTCGCGGGCAAGGTCAACGCCGTGCCTTGGGCGTCACTGTAGCAGGTCAAGGCTGTCGAACTGCCGGCGGTCAACACGGTATATTTCCCCGTGCTATCCGCAATCGGACGGTTCAACCGCGCATCCAAGATGTTCACTTGCATTTCAAGATAGTTAGAAGCCATCGTCTCATCTCCTTCGTATGGCGGTTTCAGGGAGGCCCCATGGCCTCCCAGGTTCCAGCCGGTTAATAACGGGCCGTCCCAAATGCAATCCAGGTAACGCAATTGCCGCTGCCCTTCGTGATGACGAAGGTATTGCCGACCGGCGTATCGGCAAACGGTAAGGTCGCGGCGCTGGCGTTGTTGCCGACCACGACGCCGAAAATGACGGACATCTGCGGCACGGTAATCGTGGCCGAGGTGCCCGCCGTGAGATCCACGCCATAGGCGATCTCGGTATAGGAACCCGCACACTTGGCGAGGGCGGCGGCTTTCGCTGTGACAAATGTAGCCATCGGTCCCTCCTGTTAGTCTGCGACTGCGGCAGAGAAGTAGTGAATGATGCCGTTGTCCTCATCGCTGATGGACGAATCCACCGCGTTGCGACCAAACACAACCTTATCCACCTTGCGGATTTCGTGGATTTCATACGTGACAGTATGCCCCAAATCCTGCTCTTGCTCATTGAACTTAGGCATCTGGCCCCACGCCACAATCCCGGCCTGCGCCCCCAAGAAGAGGTTATGCGCCACCTGAATGGTGCTGGAGACGAGATTGATGCGGTCGTACTCATAAATGAGCACCCCGTCATAGGAACCCCTGAACGCATTGCCGGTAAACAAGGAACTGTCTCGATTGCCGTTCGGGGGCAACAGCAACTGCGCGTTGCGATAGGCGGCATCGTTGTCCACCAGATCGCGCACGCAGTAGGGATGGAGAATGGCAATGAACCATTGTTCAAAGTTCATCCCGACCTTGACGTTCATCGGTCGCACGCGGGTCGTGGCATTGACGGGAATCAAGGCTTTGCGCTTGCAAATCCTGATGGCCTGCGTGGTCGTTTGATCGGCCACGTTATCCACGTTGGTCAACGCGGTCGTATGGGTGGCGTTCCAGTTGGAATCCACCGCGCCATAGAGGTAGCGGCCCCTCACACGCCCCGTCGAGGTGACGGATAGACCAGCAATAATATCTTCATCCAACCGGATGCGGGCCTTCTCGACCAACGCCTCACGGCCCTGGTTGAGCAAATCCCATCCCACGCGCTTCTGCGACATGGGCACATCGTCAAAGCGCACCAGATGGCGCACGTTGTCGATGACGCTGCGCTGGTTGTAAAACTCAACGCGGCCTTCGTTTCCCAGGCCAAACGTGTTCCCTGAGACGTAGCCGCCCTTCATCTGCGAGCGAATGCCGAAGTTGATGGCATCCCCAGGCATCTTCGTCAAGTCCGACTTCACTTGGATGATGGCGTCCTGCGACGGCCCCATGATGTTCTTCATCCACAACTGCCCAATGTACTCAGCCGCAATGCGCTGTTCCCACTGGGAGGTGGTG